ATACTAATCAGGACAATTCACCAACACGTACTACAATACATTATGGTGGTACTCGTTCAGGCAAATCATACGCTCTCCTTCAATGGATAATAGTAAAGTGCTTGGAAGGTAAAGAAGATGTAGTGATAGTTCGTAAAACAATACCTAGCTTAAAGAGAACGATTGTAAAAGATTTTGAAGATATAATGACTGGATTGGAATTATGGAACTCAACCGATTTCAATCAGACAGATAGGATATATCAATTCTATACAGGCTCTACAATATCATTCATATCAACTGACAATCCAGAAAAACTAAGAGGATTAAAGAGTAGTATCTTATGGTTTGAGGAGGCTAACGAAATAGATGAGGAGAGTTGGTTTCAGCTAAGAATACGTTGTACAGGTCCTATTTTATTATCACTAAACCCAACCATCAGTCCACACCATTGGATTCGAGGTATAGAAGATGCTACACAATACTTCACTACATTTAAGAACAATCCTTATTTGGAGAAAGAGGTAGTGAGTGCTATTAAAGCCTTAGAAAGAACAAATCCAAAAGCATGGAGGACATACGGATTAGGCGAGTTCGTACAAAATGATAAAGCTGTATTCACCTTTAACGTAATAGATTGGGTGCCGGATGATGCAGAGTTTGTGTGTATAGGAATGGACTTTGGATATAGTAATGACCCAACAGCTATTGTATCCCTATTCAGAAAGGATAGAGAGATATACCTTATTGAGAATTGCTATGAGAGAGGATTGGTAACAAATGATATTGCTGATAAATTACGAAACTTAATTGGTGATAACCGATGGGAGATATGGGCTGATAGTGCAGAACCAAGACTGATAGAAGAACTATATCGATTAGGATTTAATATAAGACCGGTAGTAAAAGGAAAGGATAGTATTAACTTTGGTATTCAGGTTCTACAAAACTATTCAATCAATATACCTAAGACATGTCAGAACTTAGTAAATGAGTTCTATGGATACGAATGGGAAACGGATAGATTTGGAAAACAATTGGATAGGCCTATTGATTTTAACAACCACGCTATTGATGCTGCCCGCTATGCAGCTATGATGAGGTTATCGCAGGTAGCAACTGCTAAAGGAAAATATGTAATTAGAGTACGATAAAACGAAATATATGGAAGATAAACAATACCTACAAATAGGTGAAGCCTTAATAGGTGAAGAACAAATTATGGAAATGGCAGCATACATCAATCATTTGGAAACGGAGAATGGTAAGATAATGGAAGAACTAAAAGCTTCTAAGGCTTACCTAGCTGCAACCGTACAACAAAGAAACTCTGCTACAAATAAGTTGAGGACTGTATTGGAAAATAGGATTAACACAATTGATATTACAAACGTACCTGTCCAATCAGCTGAATTTGAAATGGTAGGAGAACTAATCAACCCTGAACAATGGGCAGTACCTGAAGGGAGAGTAATAACAACACCTAAATCTGATAAGAAATAATATGAAACAAGAGATAAAATTAAAAGTACCTACAAGTTGGGAAGCAGTAACACTTAAAGATTACTTAGCATTAAGAAAGGATATGGAAACATATAAGGATGAGCCTGAAGCAATTACAGCTTGTCTATTCCATCACCTATGTAAGTTCCCAGTACAATATCTAAACCAAATGGATATAGATACCTACGTTTCAATTAAAAAGGATTTAGAAGGTTTCTTTAATAAAGCTGAACATCCACTAAAACGATACATTACAATAGATGGTGTGGAATATGGATTTGAGCCTAACCTATCTAATATGGCCTATGGTGCTTATGTGGATATATCTAAGTACGAAACTATTGGTGTGGATGAGAAGTGGGCAGAGATTATGAGTATCCTATATAGACCTGTTGTAAAGAAGCAAGGAGCACTATATGATATAAAGGTATATGATGGTGAACTATATCCAGAGAAGTTTATGGACGTAGGTATGGACGTACACTTTGGAGCACTTTTTTTTTTCAAGAGTTTACTAGAGGACTTGCAGAAAGATACCCTGAACTCTTTGATGGAATCGACGGAACTACCTCGGAGCATCAAATTAATTTTGGAAAAAAGTGGCGTTCTTACTCATCAATTATCCAATTGGCACAAAACGATATCCTAATGATGGATTTAGTGGTGAAAGAACCATTAGAGAAATGTTTATTATGGTTAGCATACCAAGCTGATAGAATTCAATTAGAGGATTTAATGCACAGGCAAGCAATGAAGAAGATACAAGCATCTTAATGTATTATTTTTTAGTTTCAGATTGTTAAAAGATAAAGTAATCCTATGAAGCTCAAAACTTATCCAGTTCCTAAACCTAAAAACGAACCAACTAAATCGTTAAGTTCGCCAAGAAAAGGTAATAGAATGGGATGTTTGTGTAGAAATAAAAACACTTATTCCACTAAATGTTGTGATAAGACGATGGGCGCACAGGGTATCGGTCTAATTTACAAAACTCCATAACATGCCAACGCCAGCTAGGAATCAAAATCAAAGAAAGAATTCAGGTGTTTACTTCGGTCCAACAAGAGGTAGAGCAATACCGAAGAATAGACGTAGAGGTTGTTTGTGTGTGGATTCTGATACATACTCAAGTGAATGTTGTGAGGGAGCACTTGTTAATCAAACAATAGGTCAAACCCAATCAGCAGTAGTAACGAGAGGAGCATTCAGCAGTGGATTTAGTAATGGATTTGATATTGGAAATATATAAACATATACAAATATATAAGAGATGTCTCAATTAAATAAAACACAGTTAGCAGCTGAAAACCAAAGTAGTTTCCCAAATAATAATGTAGGGGCTATTACACCAACAATATTAAGAGAATTCAATACTGACATGATTGACTCGTTAGTAGACGAGAGCTCATATAATATCGATTCATCATCATTCTCTGGAAGTATAGCAATGTTAGAAGCGCAAGTGGATAACTTAGTACTATCTGGTTCTGGTGTTGTAATTCAAGAAGAAGGTGTATCATTAGGAGCAGCAACTACATTAAACTTTGTTGGAGCTAGTATTACTGCATCCTTAGTAGGTGCAACAGCAAACATTAACGTAAACGCAACTTCGGTAGATATTAGTAATTTAGTAACTACTGCATCTTTTAACGCATATACTGCATCTACAAATCAATTCACACAATCTATTAATCAATACACTGCATCAAACAATGTGTTTAGTGCTAGTGTTGCGAATGAGATTAATAGTTTACAGGATGGTACAGGTTCTTATGTAACTACTTCATCATTTAACGCATATACTTCATCTAACGATGCTAAAGTAAATGCTTTAATTAGTGTAACAGGTTCATACGCAACTACCTCATCTCTTGCAGCTGTATCTCAATCATTGGTTAATACAATCAATTCAGTTAGTACATCAATTGATAATAGAATTAATGTAGTATCAGGTTCGGTAAAAGCACAAATAGATACCCTAATAGCTGAAGTAGATTCTTTACAAGCAGTTAGTGGCTCATATACAACAACATCTTCATTCAATTCTTATACTGCTTCTAATGATTCTAAGGTAAACGCTTTAATTAGTGTAACAGGCTCATACGCAAGTACATCTTCATTAAATACTTTATCTTCATCTCTATCAACTCGTTTGACAACTGATGAAGGAAATATATCTTCAAATACAGGTAGAATACAAAACTTGGAAGCTAAGACTGGTTCTTATGCAACAACAGGTTCTAATACATTCAATGGTAGCCAAACAATAAATGGTAGTTTGAATGTAACAGGTGATATAACTGCATCTAAGTTATTAGTACAAATAGAAACAGCTAGTGTGATATTCTCAACTGGCTCAAACATATTAGGTGATGAATATACTGATATACAAACCTTACATGGTTTAGTTTCAGTATCAGGTTCTCTTAGTGTAGAACAATCATTTACAGCTTCATTAAGTGAAGGTTATGTGTGGGTTGGTGGAGCTAGTAATATAGCACAATTAGCAACTACATCATCATTAATATTCAGCGGTACATCAGGTACTTCTGGAGTTAATGGAACATCAGGGGTAAACGGCACATCGGGAATCAATGGTACGAGCGGCATTAACGGAACTTCAGGAATCAACGGAACTTCTGGAGTAGATGGCACAAGCGGCATCAATGGTACATCTGGTGTAAGTGGCACAAATGGAGCACAAGGTGATAGAGCAGGATTACAATACAAATTTTCTACATCTACAAGCAGTGGTAATCCTGGTAGTGGAGTATTAAAGTTTAACAATAGTACTTTATCTTCAGTAACACAAATAATTTTATCTACAACAACTTATGAC